GTGATATTACGTCTGATGGTTTTGCTGGTGGTGGTATTCTTGTTGATGGTTCTGTGGTTGATGCAGCATCTCCGCTGCGTTCCATGGTGGCAGATAGTTACACCCACACTGCACTTAACGGTCCTGGCATCCTTGTTGTTAACAACGGTTACGTCCAGGTTACCTCTAGTTATGCCTTCTTTAACCACTATCACCTGAAGTGTTTGAATGGTGGTCAAGCAAACCTTGCAGCTTCGACTACTGACTTTGGTCGGTATTCGTTGATTGCTGACGGTCGTTCTACGACTAACATCTTTACGTCAGACTGTGTAACTGCTGTTGATACTAGCGGTGCTGCTGTTACTACGATTCGTGTTAGCCACGGTACTGCCGATGCTTCGTGGCATGGTTCGGAGACTCGTCCTCAGCCTAACATGCTGTTGGCAGTGAACGCTGGTGCTCAAGTTTATCCGATCCTTAGTTCTGTTCCACAGGACCAAGCAACTTATGATGCTGATCCTGCTGCTTACACTGGTGATTGGATCGTAACTATTAGTCGTCCTAATCCTACTAACCGTAGTGAGAACCTTGGTTTTAGTGATGACGTTGCAACTGGTACCAATAACGTCCAGTTCTTCCTTCGTTCTATGGTCGCTTCTAGCGGTCACACGATGGAGTACGTCGGTTCTGGTACTGACTACCGTGCGTTGCCTGAGAATGGTGGTGTGCCGGTTGAAGCTAACCAAACGATTGAGCGTAATAACGGTGCTATCTGGACTGCTATTACCGATCACAACGGTAAATTCACTGTCGGTGACTTCTTTGAAGTAGACCAGCAACTTGGCTTTGTGACCATTCCTAATGGTTCTATCGCCTTTGACCTTGCTTCGGATTCTACTCCTGAGCTTTCAGGAAACCTTGACGCTAACAGCAACCGTATCACGGATCTTGCTGACCCAACTGCTGCTCAAGATGCTGCAACTCGGAACTATGTAGATACCGAGATTAGTGGTATTGATACCGATCTTGTCAACGATACTACGCCTCAACTTGGTGGTGAACTGGACGTAAACGGTTTCAATATTACTACCACAGATAATGGTAATGTTGTTATTGCTCCGGACGGTACTGGTTTTCTTGACGTTCGATCAAAAATTAGTAATAACACAGTAAATGCTAATGTTGTTATTGATCCAAACGGTACTGGTTCTCTTGACGTAAGCACTAGCCGTATTATCAATGTTACCGATCCTACCGGTGCACAGGATGCTGCTACTAAGAACTACGTTGACACCAACTTCGTAGACCAAACCTCTGCAACTGGTGCTGCTGCTTTACCGTCTGGTACGGAATTGCAGCGTCCTACTGGTTCCGCCGGTCATCTGCGGTTTAACACAGATACCGACACTTTTGAAGGATTTGATGGTACGTCTTGGGGAAGCATTGGAGGCGGTGCATCCGCTGGTGGTGCTATCTATGAAAACTCTCAATCCATTACTGCTAATTACACCTTGACTGCAAACACTAACGGCATGAGTGCTGGTCCTATCACTATTGATTCCGGCGTTACTGTCACTGTTCCTTCTGGTTCTACTTGGGTGATTGTTTAATTATGACTATTAGAATTGACGGTACTAATACCGCAGTAAATCCGGGTATTACAGGTAGTGACACTGATACCGGTCTTCAGTTTGGTACTGATGAAGTAAATATTGTCACAGGTGGTAGCACTCGGGCGACAGTTGATAGCTCTGGAAACTTGGTGCTGGACGGAGGCTCTGATGTTCGCATTGAACTAGGTAGCAACGGTACAACTGCAACTAACGATCGCAATCATATTAGAGGTGATGGCGACAACATTAAATTTAATACTTGTGCAGATGGTTTGCTGATATTTGAACAAAACGGAACCGAAGAACTGCGAATCCAATCAGGTGGCGGTATTTCATTCAACGGCGACACAGCTGCTGCTAACGCGCTGGATGATTATGAAGAGGGGACTTGGACTCCCACAATAGTTTGGAGTGGTGGGTCAACAAGTGTTACTTACAGTCGTCAATTTGGCGGCTACGTCAAAATTGGAAACGTAGTTCATTTTTATGGATATTTAGCGTTAACTAATTTTACCGGCGCAAGCGGACAATTAAAACTCAGCAATTTTCCTTTTGCTGCTAAGAATCAAACTTTTTATTACCACGCTCCTGCTATTGGTTGGTACAACAATTTGGCAACCACTTCTTACGGATTAGGTCTTGACATTGCGCCCAACTCAACAAGCCATAATATTTTGCGTGGCACTGGCACAGGGACTGGTTCGTTAGGTCCCAGTGATATAAACAGTAACTTTGCCTGTGAATGGTCTTTTACTGTTCACGTCAATTAAAAAAAAGACCGCAACCGTCTCAAAACTAGGTGACGACTATCGTCGCCATAAGCCTTAAACCTGTCTCATCTGGAGGATGACCCTAATGGCTTTTACTGAACGCCACGAACACAAAATTGAAATTATTCCCCCGTACAACATCCTGCAATGCCGTCGTGCGGACATTGTTGAAAAGGATGGTGTCGAGGTGGGACGCCAATATCACCGCCACGTCAAGTCGCCTGGTGATGACATGACCAACGAGTGCACCGAGATGCAAGCAGTTGCTACGGCACTTTGGACCGATGAGGTCGTTGATGCTTATCAGGCATTTGTCGCTAGCCAGCAGCTTCCTGGTGGAGGAACCAACTAATGACACTTAAACTAAACGGCTCCACAGCTGGTTCCGTATCTATTGACGCTCCTGCGGACACCAGTCCGACGGGAACTGACGTTACCCTGACCCTGCCGACTAGCGCGGGGTCTAGCGGTCAATACCTGCAAACCAATGGTTCTGGTGTGTTGAGTTGGGCAGGTGCTGGCAAGATTTTGCAGGTGGTGCAAGGTACCGCATCTACATTGGTAAGCATTACCACTACAACTTTGACAGATTCTGGATTGTCAGCATCTATCACTCCAGCAAGTTCTAGCAATAAAATATTGGTTTTAGTTTCCCAAAATTTTAGTATTTACAGAACTGATCCTTTTGCCAAGGGTGACATACAATTGCTGCGCGGGTCTACTGTGATACAAGATGAACGCATAGAGTCTACTTGTCAGGATCATGCTACTTATGGAAATATGATGACTACTATGGTTAGTTTTTCTTATTTAGATTCTCCTGCTACGACAAGTTCTGTAACGTACAAAACGCAAGGAGCACCACAATATACTTCTAATGGCGGTTCAGTTTCATTTCAAAGAAATAACGACCTTTCAACAATTACATTGCTGGAGGTGGAAGCATGACTTTTAATACATTTGACGCACTTTCTTCTCTCCGACCAGACGCTGAGTATGTGCTGCGTGGTGATGTTCTGGAGTGGTTGGATCAAACACAGACTGAACCAACTGAAGCTGAGATCCAAGCAGAGATTGCACGTCTTACTGCTGAACAACTTTTGGTTGAACTCCGTCTCCGCCGCAACCAACTCCTAGCCGAAACCGACTGGGTGACCATTCAAGCCATCGACGCTTCTGTTGACGGTTTTGGAGTCCAGCTTCCAATGGACTGGATGAATTACCGCAAAGCACTCCGAGATCTACCGGCTAACACCGTTGATCCGGCTAACCCCGTTTGGCCAGTTAAACCCGGAGGAAACTAATGAGCACCTTACGAGTAAACACCCTACAAAACACCTCCACCACTGACGGTGGGATCTCCATCAATAACTCCGGTCACGTCACGGTTGATGGCGTTGCAATGCCCTCTGCTGGACCGCTTAGCAACCGCAACCTGATCATCAACGGTGCGATGCAGGTGGCTCAACGGGGAACGAGTACAACGTCTGCTGGATATTTATTGGATCGTTTTTATTACTCTACGTCTGGCGCTACAGGAACCTGTTCTCAAGAAAATTTCACCATAGGTCAAACGGACGTACCAGGAGCCGATAAATATTTAAAATTAGATATAACCACTGGTGACAACAATAGCGGTATTTATCACAAAATAGAAGCAAAAAATGCTTTTGGCGCAATAGGTAAAAAAGTAACTCTTTCGTATTACGCTAAAGGTATTTCTCCTACAAATGGACTACAGGTTGGTATTCTCTGGTATGATGGGTCTACTTCCTCCTCAAGGGCGGATACAACCGTAACTTTAACTAGCAGCTGGGTTAAATATACGCACACCTTTGATGTTCCGAGTATTAGCGGTTTGACTTTGACAAATGCATCCGCATATTTACAAGTAAGTTGGCAACAAGCTTCTACAGATACCGGAACAGCGGCTTATCAGTTGCAGCTGGCTCAAGTCCAACTAGAAGTCGGCAGTGTCGCCACACCGTTTGAACACCGGAGCTACGGCGATGAGCTGCGTAGGTGTCAGAGGTATTTCCAAGTTTGCATAAGAAATGAAGAATTTGTCACTGCCTGTGTCACTAGCTCTAGTGGTGCTAATACTGGTCTAGCATTTGTAAATGAAATGAGAGCGGCACCGACAGTAACACTTGCAACTGCGGGAAGTAGTGCAGGTAATGTAGCCTTCCTTACTACAGGCGGTGGCACGCCTTCAACAATAGGAAGTCATGAGGCTTTGTCAATAACTACTTACGGCTTTAGATTTAAAGCTTCAGGTTATAGTGCTTCAGGATGGACTTCTGGAGCGGCAACAAACGTGTATGGTTATAGTACAGCAACTGTTTACACTGCAAGTGCGGAGTTGTAAAAAATGTACAAACTAATTAACAACCTGATGGGAGAACTTTCTTCTATTCACCGGATTTCGGATGACGCATTTATCCCCTTAGATCCTGGCAACACCGACTACCAGGAGTACCTTGCCTGGCTAGCAGAAGGCAACGAACCGCTTCCTGCTGACGAATAAACCCTTACCCTTTTTAAAACAATGATTGCACTTATCCGTCCAATCCTCTTCACCTTCCTGGGTTCTACCCAAGTGAAGCGTCTGATCGTTGACCTTCTCAAGAAACTCTCTGAGTCCACCGACAACACTATCGACGATAAGGCTGTCA